TTCTTTGTAAATTTTTAACTTCTTCTTTATTTAATTCTTTATCACCATAGCCACCAGTTCTAGCCATAACTTCTTTTTGTTGATTAGCATACGCTATAACATCATCACAGAATTTAGGTGTCAACACACCACTAAAATACCAATAGTAATTAGATATATTCATACAATATAGTTTGTACAAAATTTAAACTATCCTTTTGATTATTGGTTATGTAATACATATTAGTTGATGGAAACATAATAAACATATTGTCTTTAAGTTCTATATCCCAACTTCTACCTTTACGTCTGTTGTCTTCATAATGTATTCGAACCATACAATCTTTTACTTTTACACCATAGAGTAATGTATAATCTGGAGAGTTACGTAAATCTACTGGATCTACATTTATAAATGGTTGTGATGTTTCTCCTGGTTTATAAATGTTACCAAAGGTATCTTTATTAATTAAAGTAAAACCATAGTCTAAATTTATATGATCTCTCATATAAGTGTTTAATATATCGAATGTTCGTGAGAAGGGAAAATCTTTGTTTTGAATTAATGATTGTAAAATATCACCTGATAATTTATCTCGGTCAATGTCCCAATCTTTAGGCATTGCCACATCACCATAATATAGAGCTTGCTCTGTTAATACTTTCTTCTGCATACCACCACCTTTTTTAATTTATGCGTCTAGATCTGTCAAGTCCCAGGTTTGATTAGTTTCATTCCAAACATAACTCCACTTATGAGTGCTAGCTTCATTTTGTGATTCTTGCTCTGCAGTTAATGCTGGAGCGTCACCAATTGGTGATTTCCATTGTGCAGTTGTAGTATCTTTTACCCAAGATGCATGAGGTTTTTTAGGCCAAAAGATATTATTATCCTCGTCCCATTCGTAACCTATACCTGCGTAGTTTCCTCTAAATGCTTTTGAGTCGTCACCAGATTTATGTTTATTAGTATATGTGTTGTAAGAAGTTTGAATCCACATTTGTGCAGGCCAGTTGTTGTGTGTTTCTAACCACTGTTGACCTACTGATTCATCTTCAATACCATCAGCGTTTAACATCTTATCATTATCCATAGTTAACACTTGAATAACTTTTCCGTTAGCTCCTAGTTTTGCGAAATGTGCCATAATATTTCTCCTTATATATTAATTAGGTTTATTTGACAATATCTTAAAGTTAAAAGAAATTGCAATTCTTTTTTTAATAGCTGTATTTTTAGTCACAAAATGGTCTAAAGTCGAGGGAAATAGTAATAAATCTCCTGTTTTAGGTTTAAACCACCAACGTTTATATTGATTATATTTGTTGATAGTACATTGAAATACTATATCTCCAGAATCTTTAGGAACTTCAAGATAATATACTCCTGATAAATCAGGTGAATTTTTTATGTCAAAACAATCTACGTGATCGTGCAAATTAGTAGATTCATTTTGACTATGAACTTGAGCCCAATAATTCGTTAGTTCTATTACTTGGTCGTATCTTATGTAAAATTTGTCCTTTATAATATTAATTAATTCTTCAAACACTTTTGATTTAGGTATTATTAAATCTTCATTTCTAGTATCACTTATATCTTTTGACATACGATTATTTTCCTCAAATGATTTTAAACAATCATTTTTTAAAGATTCTATATCTATATTATTTATGTTACCATGTATAAAATATACACGATGTAAATTTACTTCAATCACTAGTTTTGAAATTTATATCTTATAATCACAATACCACTACCACCAGCACCTGAAGTTCCTGAATCACTAGGAACACTATCAATTCCACCACCACCGCCTCCAGTGTTTGTTGAACCTGCAAATCCAGCAGAACCTGTTACTCTTGCTGTACCTCCACCACCAGTTCCGCCTTGTCCTTGGTTTGCTCCTGGCTGACCCTCTGCTTGTCCGCCACCACCACCTGCATAAGCTGCTGCAGAACCATTTATTGGTATTGTAAATCCAGCTCCTCCATTACCTCCTGGTCCACCGCTACCACTTGCATTTCCACCTACTGCGCCAGCTCCTCCACCACCGCCACCAACGTTAGATGGTTGAATAGGTCCACCGCCACCTTCACCGCCATTGTTGCCTTGTGGTGGGCTTACCGGTGGTGTATTACCTGACCCGCCAGGTGTAGCGTCAGATGGGCCCCCTTTTCCACCACCGCCACCAGAACCACCAGATAAACCATCACCAGTTGAACCGCAAACTCCGCCAGCACCTCCGCCGCCACCGGCTGAAGATATAGTAGAAAAACTTGAAGCACCACCAGATCCTCCTCTTTGATATTCAGGAGAAACAGTAGCACTTGCTCCTGCAGCTCCTACTGCAATTGGATACCCTTGAACTGAAACTGGAAGGGCTGTTCCTGCACTTGGTGCAGGGGCAGGTGAACAATAAGTAGAAGCTGAGTATCTTAAACCTCCAGCTCCACCACCAGCTCCACCACCATTAGCAGATCCTCCAGCTCCTCCACCAGCAACCACCAAGTAGTCTACTGTGTTTGAACCCGCTGGATTACCTACAGCGGAAACACAAAATGTGCCCGGACCTGTAAATGTATGAACTTTAAAATTTGTACAAACGGTAGTAACTGTTCCGCCCGTTGCTGCAATATACTCTGGTCCAGGGGCTTCAGATTGTAATCCTGATTCTGTGACTATCCAACCTTTTGTTGAATCTGCATAAACTAAAGTAATAGCAATTCCCTCTATACTTATTATTGAATTTTTAGCTTCTCCTGCAATATTAGAACTATTTCTACCAATCGTTAAATTATTTGTATCAAAAGTTTTTGCATAATCTGAAAAAGATACAATAGCACCTGCAGATGGTGATGCCGGTAGTGTTAAGGTAAAGGCTCCACTTGATGTATCACAAAAATATCCTTCACCAGATACCGCTGTAAAGTTTGCGGTTTTAATTGACGTTTGCCAATTAACCGTACCATTTCTACCAAATCCTGTTTGTGTTCCGCTATTTGTAATTGTTGCACCAGCAGGAATTGTAATAGTGTCACCACTATCTCCTAACTGAACTGTACCACAATTTGTTCTTGGACTAATTTTATTTACTTTTACTTCACTCATAATTTACCTATTGAAACTTGTACCTTATTATTACTATACCAGAACCACCAGCGCCACCTGCGCTTGGTCCTGCTGGACCAACCTGTCCACCTCCACCGCCACTTCCGGTATTAGCTGTTCCTGCTGCTGCAACTTGAACGCTTGGACCTGATGAAGCACCATTACCAGCACCGCCTGGTCCACCAGTTGATGCAGGTCCACCTCCACCACTTCCACCACCTCCAGCTCTAGCCGTTGGTGTAGCGTTTATTGAACTTGTTGCACCATTTCCTCCTACGCCAAAACAAGAACCTTGACCTGGTCCTCCAGGACTTATAGCTCCTCCACCGCCTCCTCCATTAAAAGGACTTGCGTAAGGTGTAGTTGTACTACCTCCATTTGTTCCTTGTGCGGGATTTACAGAAGGTGTGTTTCCTGTTCCTCCAGCGTTTGTAGCTGGTGATCTTCCTGCTCCGCCACCAGATCCTCCGGGACCACCTACTTCGGTTGGTGAACTACTTGCATCTGTAAATGATCCAGCTGGTCCACCGGCAGCAGATGTGATTGTTGAAAAACTTGAATTGTTACCAGCACTTCCTCTGTTTCCACAACTATTTGGACTAGCTGCTGCTCCTCCTGCTCCACCACCTCCTACGACTATAGGATAACCTTGTGCTGAAACCGGGAGTGCTACTGCAGGAGATGCTCCTCTAGGAGATACAGTATAACATCCTGATGCTGAACCTGGAGACTCTCTATAACCTCCAGCGCCTCCACCACCAGATTGATAACCGCCACCACCTCCTCCACCACCTGCTATTACTAAATAATCTACCGTATTTGAACCTTGTGAATTACCACCATTTGATACACAAAAAGTTCCTGGACCTGTAAAAGTGTGAACTTTAAAATTTGTACAGACAGTTGTGATTGTACCACCAGTGGCTGTTACAAATGAAGGTCTTGGTAAGTCAGAATCAGTAGCTGCTTCAACAATTTGCCAACCTTGTGTAGCATCTCCATATACTAAAGTTCCTGCTTGACCCTCAACTGAAACTGTTGGATTAATTGTACCGCCTATAATATTAGAACCATTTCTATTAATTGTTAAATTGTTAGTGTCAAAAGTTCCTGCATAATCTTTAAATGCTACTATGTCTCCTACACTTGGAGAAGAAGGGAGAGTCATTGTAATTGCTCCCGATGTAGTATTTATAAAATAACCCTCACCTGATGCTGCTGTAAAATCACCAGTCTTAATTGATGTCTGCCAATTAACTGAACCTGATCTT